AAATACTTATAAGACTCTTGAAGAAATTATTGGAATTGATTTCAAAACTTTTTCTCAGATTGTCTATCAAAATACCAATGCAAGTTTACAATTCTTAACTGCAACTGATACAAATCGTAAGAGATTTTTAATTGATCTTCTACAACTAGATAATTATGTAAAATACTTTGATGTTTTTAAGGAATTGTCACGAATTTTGGGTGGAGACGTTTCTCACATACAAGGGAAAATTGACACAATCAATAAGTGGTTATTAGATAATAAATTGGAAGATACATCACTACTTCCAAAATTGGAATTACCATTTTACTCGGAAGAAGATGAAGAAACTTTGCGTTCTTTACAAATAGAATTTGAAAATATCTCCGAAATTACGAAAAAAATAAACCAAAATAATTTATACAAAAAGCAGCTGGAGTCAATAGATTTAGGGCTTGCTCGAGAGTTTGTAGCGAACTCACAAATAGAAGATACATCTGAGTTAAGAACAAAAATTGGAGAGATAAAAAGTCAAGGCAGTTATGAAAGTAGAATGGTCAAAAAGTATTCTGACCTGAAAGATGCTGCAGAAAAAGACTGTCCTACTTGCGGTCAAGAAATAGACATAGCTTTTATTGAACAAGAGTTCAAAAAACACAATAGTGAAAAAGTAAAATTAGCAGAAGAACTAGAGACAGTACAAAAAGATATTGACCGTATAGAAAGAAATAACGAACTTCACCGTAAGATGAAAGGAAAAATAGAACAGTGGGAAGATCTTTATAGAAGTATAGACCACAAGTTACAAAATGAAGTTCCAAATAGTGAAGAATTAAAACAAAAAATTGAAAAGATAAAATCTCGCATAAGAGATAGAAGAAGTCGTGTAGAAGAAATAATTACAGAAAACGAAAGAAGAGAAAGACATAATACACGACTTTCCATTATAGAAGAACAACAAACAGATTTTGAGAAACAACTAGACGACTTACTAGCCTCTATTGGTGGCATAGAAGATAAACTCGCAAATGTTGAAATACTTAAAAAAGCATTTAGTACAAATGGACTACTTGCATACAAAATAGAGAATCTTGTAAAAGATTTAGAAGAACTAACAAACGAATATCTCGCAGACTTATCTGATGGTAGATTTAGCCTTGAATTTGTTGTTCTCAACGATAAATTAAATGTTGAGATTGATGACAACGGAAAATCAGTAGATATACTTGCTCTTAGTGCAGGAGAACTCGCTAGAGTAAATACTTCTACACTTCTTGCAATTCGCAAACTAATGAGTAGTATATCGAAATCAAGAATTAATGTTCTATTCCTAGACGAAGTAACAAATGTGCTTGATGAAGGAGGAAAAGAGAGACTCGTTGAAATTTTATTAAGAGAGGAAAACTTGAATACATATATAGTTTCACACGGTTGGACACATCCACTACTGTCCAAAATAGAAGTAATAAAAGAAGATAAAATAAGTAGATTAGATGGTCAATCCTAGACAGAAAGGTAATAGAGGCGAGCAGCAAGTCATAAGTCTTTTAGAAAGAATGACGAAGGAAACTTGGGTACAAACACCTGGCAGTGGATGCGGTAAAGTAAAAGGTGATTTACAAGTACCCCTCAAACATAATATATTCTGCGTAGAAGTAAAATTTTATAAGAATGTAGGATTTGATAGTAAAATTTATACACAGAAAAGTAATAATCTTTTCAAATGGTGGAGTAAACTTTGTAGACAAGCACAAGAAATGGAACAAGAGCCACTTCTCATCTTTCGTGAGAATCACGGCAAGTTCTTTGTAGCGACTACAAGACAACCGAAGAAAACAATAAAATATATGCATATTGCATGGCTAGGTGCATATATTCTAATCGCAGAACACTGGCTAGAAAAAGAGGAGATAAAGTTTACAAATGGCGATAACGTTCTCAGACCTTGGGAACCCAGCCCCGCGTGGGAACTTGCTGATAGTTGATGGACTCAACATAGCATTTAGATGGAAACACCAAGGCGTTACAGATTTTAAATACGACTATATAAGAACAGTCGAAAGTTTAGCAAAGTCATACAATGCGGGCACGATAGTCGTGTGTGCAGACGGTGGTAGTAGCTATAGAAAAGAGATATTTCCAGAGTATAAAGCAAATCGTAAAGAAAAATATGCAGAACAAACTGCTCAAGAAGAAAAAGAGTTTGAAATGTTCATGGCAGAATTTGCAAATACACTGACAGAAATAAGAAAGAAACATCCAGTCTTTCACTTCAAAGGAGTGGAAGCAGATGATATTGCAGCATATATTAGTAAAAACTTAGATAACTTTGGATTAGATGAGTGCTGGTTAATATCATCAGATAAAGACTGGGACTTGCTAATCAATGACAGAGTGTCAAGATTTAGCACTGTTACTCGTAAAGAGACTACAGTACATAATTGGGATGAACATTATGATTTTGAAATTCCCGATTATATTACATTCAAATGTCTGACTGGCGACAAGGGGGACAATATCCCAGGTATCCCTGGAATTGGTCCAAAGCGCGCAGTACAGATAATGGAACAATATGGAGATGTTTTCGATATATACGATTCCTGTCCACTTGATGGAAAGTATAAATACATTCAAAGTCTCAATGAAAATTCAGAACAACTTCTGACAAATGTTGAACTTATGGATTTACTTACCTACTGTGATACAGCAATCGGAGAAGAAAACAAAGAAGTTATAAATACAACTTTAAAAAGGCACTTAAATGAAAATTGATTATAGTAAAGATAAACTTTTAACAGAGTTTAGTTTAAAAACTCTACAAGATCGATATCTAATTCCTTCCGAATCTTCGCCACAAGAAGCATTTGCTCGTGCAGCAATGACTTTTGCAGATGATGACGACCATGCTCAAAGACTGTATGATTACGCAAGTAATCTCTGGTTTATGTTCGCAACGCCTGTACTTTCAAATGGTGGAACGGAAAGAGGTATGCCTATCTCATGTTTTCTAAACTATGTTGAAGATTCAAGAGAAGGTATAACAGATCATTATACAGAAAATGCATATCTTTCATCATTTGGTGGAGGTATCGGAGGCTCATGGAGTGCAGTTCGTTCACAAGGAACAAAAACATCCAAAGGCTCCGAAAGCACAGGTGCGATACCTTTTATGAAAGTGGTAGACGCCGAGATGCTTGCATTTTCACAGGGAGTAACTCGTAGAGGCTCCTACGCAGCGTATTTACATATGTCACACCCCGAAGTAGAAGAGTTTCTTGACATGAGAAAGCCTACAGGCGGAGACGTAAATCGTAAGTGTATAAATCTACATCATGGAGTAGTAATTCCAGACAAGTTTATGGAGATTATACACCGTGCTACAAAAGAAGATAACTTTGATGATAGTTGGGAACTGATTGATCCTCACACTCACGAAGTTAAAAAAGTAGTGTCCGCAAGAACACTTTGGGTAAAATTATTACAGAATCGCATGGAGACTGGCGAACCTTATCTCATGTTTGAAGATGCAGTCAATGCAGAGCTTCCAGACTTTCAGAAAAGAAAAGGTCTTTATGTAAATCACAGTAATCTTTGCTCAGAAATTACTCTTGCTACAAACGAAGAAAGAACAGCAGTATGTTGTCTAAGTAGTGTAAATCTGGAATACTTTGATGAATGGAAGAAAGTTCCTGCGTTTATACCAGACTTAGTACGAATGTTAGATAATGTATTACAGTATTTCATTAATAATGCTCCTAATAGTATGGAGAAAGCCAAGTATAGTGCTATGAGGGAGAGAAGTATTGGACTTGGTGCAATGGGATTTCACGCTTATTTACAGAAAAATAATATTGCTTTTGAAAGTATGTGGGCAAGTAGTGCAAACTACCAAATGTTTAAACATATAAAAGAACAAGCACTACAAGAAACTCGTAGACTTGCGGTTGAAAGAGGTGCATGTCCAGATGATGATACTTGTGAAGTTAGAAATGCTCACTTGTTAGCGATTGCTCCTAATGCAAGCTCTAGTATTATTTGTGGTAATACATCACCAAGTATAGAGCCGTTTAGAGCCAACGCTTTTACACAGAAAACAAAAAGCGGATCATTTTTACAGAAAAATAAGTATTTGGAAGCCTTACTCGAAAGTAAGGGAGCAAATACAGAAATAGTATGGAAAGATATCATTACAAACAAAGGTAGTGTACAACATCTTGATATACTTACTGATGAAGAAAAAGAAATATTTAAGACTGCTGTAGAAATTAATCAGTCTTGGGTAGTAGAACACGCTGCACAAAGACAGGAGTTTATCTGTCAGTCACAGAGTGTCAATTTATTCTTTCCACCAGATGTAAACAAATTAGATTTACATAACATTCATATGTTAGCGTGGGCAAAGAATTTAAAAACTCTCTACTATCTAAGAAGTGAAGCAATATCAAGAGCAGATAATGTATCGAATAAAGTAAAAAGGGAGATAATCTTTGAACAAGAAGGTTGTCTCAGTTGTGAGGGATAATGAGTAATTTACTAGAAGAAAGAGATTATTATAAACCTTTTAATTATGCTTGGGCATTTGAGGCTTACAAGAAGCAACAACAAATGCATTGGCTTCCAGATGAAGTTCCACTCCAAGATGATATAAGGGATTATAATGAAAAATTAACTCCTGCGAACAAGAGACTTATAGATAATATATTTCGTTTCTTTACTCAGGCAGACGTAGATGTGTGTTGTGGCTATGCCAAGCACTATTTACCCACATTTAAACAACCAGAAGTAAGAATGATGCTCGTATCATTTGCTGCGATGGAAGCAGTACATCAAGAAGCGTATTCTTTACTTTTGGAAACTCTTGGAAAAGAAGAAGATATCTACCAAGAGTTCATGGATATACAAGAAATGGTAGAGAAACATGAGTATCTATCTGATTTCAGTATGAAAACAAAACATGATATTGCTAAAACAATGGCAGTATACAGTGGATTTACAGAAGGAGTTCAACTATTTAGTAGTTTTGCTATACTTTTAAATTATCCAAGACATAATCTTATGAAAGGCATGGGGCAGATTGTTACATGGTCTATAAGAGATGAAAGTCTACATGTAGAAAATGTATCTAAACTTTTTAGAACATTTATTGCAGAGAATCCTGAAATATGGACTGATAAGTTAAAGTATGAAATCTACTGCGCGGCTGAAAGAGTAGTTGAGCTAGAAGATAAATTTATTGATATTTGTTTTGAAAAAGCAGAGATTCCAGATTTAAGGGCAGAAGAAGTAAAAGAGTATATTCGTTATATTGCGGATAGAAGATTACTTGGACTTGGAATGAAAAATATATTTCATAGTACAGAAAATCCTTTGCCTTGGATTGATATGCAAGTTAACGCAGTTGAGCATACCAACTTTTTTGAAAACCGTGCTACCGAGTATGCTAAGGCCAGCACCCAAGGAAATTGGCAAGATATTTTTAAATAGGAGAAAATATGTCGACAGAAGGAATCCAACAAGAACCAGTATTAGTTCTTGATGATAAAAAATACGTCATTTCTGAACTTTCAGATACTGCAAGGTATATTGTTACAGCTTTAAGTGATTTGCAAGGAAAAATTGCTAGACATCAAATAGAGTTAGATCAATGGAATTTTGCGAAAGAAGGTTTAACAAGTAGACTTAAACAAGAAGTTGAAAAAGAAGAACCAACTGAAGAAGTTTCAGAATAAAGAAAAGGGGCTTTAAGCCCCTTTTTTATGGTATATCTGGTATTGGTTCAGGTATTGCTGCTATAGTTATTTCTATATCTGTATCTGGTACAGTAACAGTTTTATCTTCTCCTACTTTTAACCATACAGGAAAAAAGAGACCTTCATAATGTGCCATAAAACAAGTCATACTTGTTCCATTTGTCATTTCTAAAATATCTCCTTCTTGTAAATCTGTACCGTCAGGTCTTGTTGTTACTTCTATATCGCTATTTATTATCATATTGGAAATCCTGATGACTTGAACTGTATATTCATAGTTACGTTTGCTCCGGGAGTACCATAAGTAGTACTCCAAGGAATCTTATAAACTCTTCGATTTGATATATCTCCTACAACCTCTGTAGTAGTGTTTATATTAAAATTATGGTCAAAAATTGTGCTACTTCCTAGTTGAACTCTTATTCCGTGCCTATAAGGTAAGGTACATATAAGAGCTGTCTGACCATTTGAACCAGAAGTATATTGAAAAGTTTTAATGTACATATTCCATGCACTAGAATCTAGTTTCCAGTATATTCCTTCTACAAGTATTCCATTTCCTCCCGAAGAGGCATGATATAAAACTTTACTCGCATTTTGTAGCCCTCCTGTATTCAGAGACCAAGTATGTGAATTAGAACCAATATTTGAACAACCATATCCAGTTCCATTTGCTGGAACTTTGTCATTAAAAGCAGTTAAACTTAATGTTTGCATTGCAAGAGAGCCGCCTCCATAATAAAGTTTTTTTCCTCTTAAATCATTTATACTAATTGTTCCAGAAGTAGGCACACTTACTCCTGAGCTATAATACTCGCTCAAGCTAATTGGGTTTGATCCACCAAATTCAGTTTGTACATTTGCTAAACTTGCTGCACCTGTAGGAACTCCACTAGTAAAGTCTGCCATTTATTCTCCTTACTCTGGTGAATTACCTACTAGTCCAATTTTCATTTTGTGCGCTACTCCAGCCATAACTTCTTCTATTCTAGCTAGGGTGGCAGCTTCGTCATAAACGCCATCTTCGTCATATACAACATTTACATTTCGTGTATGTGTTTTAGTTGGTGTATATGAATCATCAGAAAATGTTACTATTATATCAGTTACATCTATTTCTGTTTCAATTGTTTGCCCTTCATTATCTGGGTCGGGCATACTTGAACTTCTCTTTCCTGTAAAAGTTTCGTCAAGTGTATATGTTATTGCCATATTATTCTCCTTTTTCTATGTCGTTAATTCGACTTGTTAATTTTTCTATCTGTTTTTGTTGTTCTTTTATTGCTTCAACAAGCAAAGCAACAGTGTTCTGATATTTCATTACATGTAAATCTTCTATACCTTTTGATTCTTCTAATTCATCTGTTGTTCTGCCATCTATAATTTCTACTAATTCTGGTATAATTTTCTTTACGTCTTGTGCAACAAATCCAATTTCTTTTTTACCTGTCGCTTTTCTAGTATAACTTACTCCTTCTAGCTTGGTCACAGTAAGTAAAGCATTTTCAATTGGCTTAATATCTTCTTTCAACCTAATATCAGAATATGCTGTAACATTACCAGTTGCGGTACAGTTACCAGAGCTATCAACTTTAAATGTCCAGCTACGACCGTTATTTAAAAATCCAATTTCATTTGAGCTATTTACATAAACATACCCATGTACTGTTCCTGTTGGCGCCATTGCTATAGCAGCATTGGAAGCTGTACCAGACCTCATATAAAAATCTTGAGCATCTTTTACGTATAAATGCCAACCAGTGGCGGACCAATAATGCCCATTATTATTGTAATGATTTCTTACCCAATCATCGTGATATAAAGCATTTACATAATAATCAGTTCCTAAACTACCTGACTGTAATGTTGCGCCTTGTATTCCATCTACAGTATCCGCATCTAGTCCAGAACCTGAACCGTCGTTACCATCAGTCCATATTTTTTGCCAATCATAGCCAGACCCTCCATTTGCCCACCAACCTCTTAGGTAGGTGAATGAAGGATTACCGGCAGACATAACCATTTGCATTCCGTGGTGATATGTAGTACTTGCCGAATAATGTAAGGCTTGGAACCCATTAAAGTGAGTTCCGCTAGGGGGCCTACCCGCAGGACTACTCCAAACATCTATAAAACCAGATCCTCTATTAAAGAGGTCATTCATACTATAAGAGCCATGAGCATTCACACCGGTATGGTAGTTTGCATCGGTAGTGTAATCCCTTCTATCGTAAGTGTCCTTTGATAAACCCATCAGCACTTTAAAGTCTGATTTTCCAAGGTATCTTAGATAGGCATCATGAGAACAATAAATTCTTGCTACATCATTACCAATTCCGGAGTCTCCAGAAGTTGTATTAATCCAGCCTAACTGAAGATACCCGTTGGCGTCTCTAATTGGGATTGTATTTGCAGCATTTCTTGTAGTACTTGCGTGATATCCGTCAAGTAAGTCAGCATCAAGTCCTGAACCTGAGCCATCGCACAAGCTACTCCAAATTCGACCCCAAGAGGATAAACTACCATTGTTGTTGTATCTGTGGTATAAATCATGGCTATAAAAGCTACCTGCAATTTGATGTCCATGATTACCACCATAGTGCGCCATATTTAATAATGAGTACCAAGTACCTGTTGGAGTTCCATTATTATAGACATCATAAAAACCAGAGTCAGAATTAGCAGTACTACCAAAAGCAATATTAGTTGTGCCTTTTCCGCTTGTTCCTCCTACTAACCCATTAGACATCATCTGATTTCTAAAGTGTGCGGGTGTAGATTTTCTTAGATAATTGTCACCAGTACTCTGAGTCCAGATTTGTCCAATGGTAGGGTTTTCTGAATTACCCGAAGAAGCATTAAAATAAGAACCAAGAATATAGTTTCCATAAATGTGACCACTGCCCTCTCTTTTAACAATAGTATTAGCGGCAGCAGATTCCGAAGGAATATAACCGCGCAGAGTATCAGCATCAAGTCCTGAACCTGAACCGTCATTACTGGCATCCCAAACTTTTCTCCAAGACTGCCAAGTGCCATTGTTTTTACCTCTTAAAGCAATTTGCCCCGATCTATAGTCTCCTGCAATTTGATGCTGCCAACTAGAATTATATCGTTGGGAAAATAAAGCACCATCAGTCGCATTACCTGAAAAGTTTGTTACACCACTCGTATAGTAGCTGATTCCATTCGAATCAATTGTGTCGGCGTTTGTTGCACTATTGCTTCCGGTATTAACAAACCCTATCCCATCGATATTACTGGCGGAGCTTACTGACTGAGAGCCAATGTTCGCTGTGGTAATAGCTGTTGACGCAGGCTGGTAGTATGATCCGTGCTGGCCATCTAATAAATCTGCATCTAATCCTGAACCTGCGCCATCATTACCAGCATTCCAAACTTTATCTCCTAAAACATATAGTTGCTTATTAAAATAAAAGTTACTCCTATCAGTATAGATATGTGCCCAACTTGTATTCATTGGTCCAATCTGAATATTTCCATGAGGTGTATACATGGTATGTTGATTAGCCGCTGTGGTTAAATTCCCCGCATTAGTAAGGGTTCCAGTAAAAGTAGGGCTTGCTGTTGGGGCATAATAAGAACCGTGCTGTCCATCAAGTAAATCTGCATCTAAACCTGAACCAGCACCATCGTTGCCTACGTGCCATAATTTTTTCCAAGTTTTCCAATTAGAGCTATCGGTTCTTACCCTCATATAAAAGTCATCACCATTGTAATGTGCACCTATTTGAAAAACTGAAGCACTACCGCCAGTATTAATAGTTAACATGGTGGCACTTGCACCGGTATAAATAAGGGTTCTGGTACCAAATTCAGCAACTTTTGTTTCTGTATGAGCATCATCAAATGGATTTGAGTTACTTCCACCTGCTACTGATGTGAGATCAAGATTACCTCTATGTTTAAATATACTACTATCCGCAGGCTGATAATATGAACCCTGCTGTCCATCAAGTGTGTCAGCATCTAAACCAGAACCAGAGCCATCATTTGAAGCACCCCACAGGGTTCCTTGACCGCTAGTCCATAAGCTTCCAGACGTATTAAGAGTTGCCCTACGAGTTCCACCAGTAGTGAACTGTAGATTTCCCCCAGAGTTTGTGCTTAGATCATCAGGAGATTCATAAATTCTCCAATCACTTCCGCCTATCCAGCGAAGACCCTCGTTTGGTCCAGGATCGTTAAAAGACAAATCATTCAAATTGGTAATTGCATAATTGTTCATGTTTATGCTAGCGATTGCACTTGTTCTAGCAAAAGAAGATGCTTCTATTCCATCAAGTAAGTCAGCATCTAGTCCTGAAGCTGACCCATCTACTGTTTTGATCTTTGTAAGTACATCGGCTGCTGTATAAGAAGAAGATGCTAGTTTTGCATCTAAAGCAGCTTGCAATCCATCTACATTTGAAATGATATGATTATGTGAATCATCTGCAATTACTATTGCACCATAAGTACCTGACACATCTCCACCAAAGGTTGTTGATGTTGTAAGAGCAGTTGAAGCAGGTGCGTAATATGAACCGTGTTGTCCATCAAGTAAATCTGCATCAAGGCCTGAACCTGAGCCGTCAGTACTAGAATCCCAAACTGTTCTCCAACCTTGAGCATTATTATTTGAAATTAATTGTGTTCGAATTTTACCAGCACCTGTACCGGTCATTTGCATTGCAATGGTATTACTATAATAAGAATATGGATTACCATGCCCCATTCTTATGCTATTATACCAATCACTTGTTGGTGCTATTTTTGTATCTGTAACCCCTGAGGCTTGTGCATATTCTAAAACACTACTAGGAGAACCTGTTGTTGCAAAAGCAGAACCTGTGACTGCATCTGACTGTAATGAACTTAAAGGCGAAGGTAATCTACCTGCTGGTATTGTTCCTGAATCTATATTACTTGCATTTCTGTAAAATGAACCTTCCACTCCATCAAGTAAGTCAGCATCTAATCCTGAGCCAGAGCCGTCTACAGTCTTAATCTTGGTAAGTACATCAGAAGCTGTATAAGAGCTTGAAGCAAGTTTTGCATCTAACTGTGTTTGAATATTACTTGTTACACCATCTACGTAATTCAGTTCGGCTTTTGTCGCTGTAATTCCGAGATTGGTAATTGCATTATCCTGCTGTGTTCCAGTTAATCCTTGTGCTGCGGTATCAACTCGTAAGCGATATCCTAATGCTGTTGAAGTTGTTGTTGCAAAGTTTGCATCATCACCTAAAGCTGCTGCTAATTCGTTGAGTGTATTCAATGCCGCTGGAGCTGAATCTACGACTCCTGCGACTTGAGCATCTACATAAGCTTTAATTGATTGTTGTGTTGGTACTCTTGTTGCACTGTTGGTTGCAAATGAATCTTCGTCAATAAATGTAATTCCTGAGATTGTTCCATCACTGAATGAAGCCCCCTCAATTGCACCCGTACTTGTTATAGCACCACTACTGATAGTTCCAACAGATGTTAGATTATTACTGTTAAAATCAACTCCACCAGTTCCACCGATTGTTATTCTAGCGGTTTCATTAGTTCCAAGTGTTAAAGACCTTGAACCTGAATTGTGATAGATTGCCATTGTGGACGAACCAAGAGCAATTGCACCATTATAAGCATTACCATCAATGCGAACTTGACCACTAGCAGAAGCATCCATATTTATATCTTGATCGGCTGCTGAAGTGGTTATAGCTGCGGCACTAATAGTTCCAACAGTAATATTTGGAGTACCTGATAATCCTATTGCAGTAATACCTAAAGCATTAATTTCTGATTGTGTTTGATCTGCAGTAGCACCACTTTCTATTCCATCTAACTTTGTTCCGTCAGCAGCAATGTCACGGCCGTCTACAGTTCCTGAGACTACTATATTTCCTGAAAAAGTAGCAGAAGCAGCAGATTGGTCTAAAAGTAGAACTGGGCTTGCTGCACTTGTATTATTGCCTAAATACACATCTCCGTTATTTCTAAATATTAAAGGGTAATATCCATTAGTAATATCTTTAAAGTTTAAATAACCATCTGAGCCAATTTGCAAATTCCACTCGTAGTTTGTTTTAGTTGTTCCACCTGTTCTTGCAATAGTCAGGCTTGGGAAATAATCTCCAACTGACCTAACTTCTATATCATTATTACCTGCTTGGGTGGATAAAATAGCACCACTAGTAACAGTTCCAGTAAAAGTAGGGCTTTCTTCATAGTTTGCTGTAATGACACCTGTGCTTGAGTTATAACTTAGCGCGTTGCCACTTACAGAGATTGCACTTCTTGCATCACTATCACCATATTGAGCAGAACCTGCAATTGTTAAAGTATTATTTGCATCATCATATGTTAAGGTTATACCTGTACCTGCAGTTAACAGAGAATTGACTCTATCATCAACTCTTTCGTTTGTAAAATAAAGATTTGTTGTACCTTCACCTAAATCATCGGTCTTATTTGCCGCAAGTGAAATTTTATCTGCAGTATCACTACTACCACTCGAATCAAAAGTTTTAATTTTGCCGCTATCTATCTTAATCTTTTTACGGTTTGTTCCGTCATCAAATTCTAATTCTGAAATTACCAATTTTTTGAAATTGCTTCCAGACTTAAATTCTATATCACCCGCGTCATTTTTCTTTAATTCTGTGCCGCCTAAATTAATTGTATTGCCATCGAGATAAATATCACGAAAACGATAAGTAGAAGAACCAAGATCATAAGTTATGTTTGTGTCAGGTATAAGATGCCCTGATACTGTAGTAGCACCAATAGTAAGTGTTTTTGAACTTAAATCAAGTGTAGTATGTAAATGAGCAGGCGTGACTGAGCTTACTGCTATTTCAGTTGCAGTGATTGCGTTTGCAGCTATATATCCTGCTGGTATTTGTGTTTTTGCCATTTTATAATTCCTCTAGTGCCTTTTATAATTCCCAAGGCAAAGTTTGCTCTTCTTCTATAATTGCTTGCTCTAAAATGATTCTACATTGAGAGTATCTTAATTCTAAAATAGGGGCATATTCTTCTACCCACTCTATAACTTGTTCTTTTGTTATATCTGAATAACTTATATGATTTTCTGCTATGCTTTCCATTGTTTCCAATGGGAAATATATTTGTCTATTTTGACTTATTCTATTTTCATTAACGATAGTTGTTAGTTTATAATCAATCTCATAGATAACATTATCTACTCCAAGATAAGACTTAGATTTAATTTTATTAATATCTATCTCATAAGTTGATTGTTCAAAATTGCTTGGTATTATAATGCTCATTTAAAAACTTCCTATAAGTAAACTTGCTCTGACATATATAGCTTGTCCACTAGTATTTGGACCATTTACTAATTTAGCAGCTAGTCCGTTTGTTGAATTTGTTGTTGTTGTAGTAGCTATTTCCCAGTATGATGAACTACTCACGTGATGCGAGGTAAGAACTTGAACAGAATGGTTAGTTCCACCACCATTTGTACTTCCTGCTGTTCTCATAATAAAACTTGCAGAAGCATAATATGGTGGAGTTCCAAAACTATTTGACCATATAGATACAATATAGGTAGCATCGCCATCTAAACTTCCATTTGGAATTATAGTTTGAAATGAGCTTGTCCATGCATAACTATAAGTATGATTAGCAGAATACGTTCTTGATCCATGAATATCTACTCCACCATCTACAACTCTAAAATTATTTTTCCAGCCCCCATCATATACTCTAAAATTATGAACACCATCTGCATTGTAGGTAATATCAGGAACATTTGTTGAAATATAGCTACTATTCGTGGCTCCATTAAAATAAATATTATTCATACCTAAAGTAAGTCCATTGTTATCTATAACCATTTGGTCCGTACTATTAGTATAAAAATGCATTGAATTATTAGAATGCCAATAATCTATTAATCCATAAGCACCTCCTGAAGAGCTACTAAAAAGCACTCCGCCAGTTTTAGTGGCATCATATGCTTGTATATCAAGATAGGCTTCTGTAGATGATAATTTTATAAGTGATTTAGTAGAGGCTCCTCCTCTACTTATATTGCTAGTAGCTCCTAGTAATAATTTACCAGAGCTTGTAATTCGCATTTTTTCTGTAGGATCAGTGCTGCCAGTTCCGCCCGAATTAGTATAGAAACTTAAAAGTGATTTAAATCCTGCATCTCCACCCCCTGCACTTGAAGATTGGTCTTCAATTACAGAATAAATATGCCCATAGTTTCTTATGGCATTACCATAATCTCTACCTATAAAATTAATTCCAAAACCAAATCCATCATAGGGATTTGATGCACTTATTCCTCCATCAAGCGTCAAGTTGGGAACAATACTATTTCTAGTTGAATTGTTACCTACTATATGTAATTTTGTATCAGGGCTAGTCGTTCCAATTCCAATATTTCCTGTAGACCAATTAATAACAGCATGAGTATCTCCTGCAGAATTTTTAAATCTTAAATATGAGTTATCATAGCCTATATCATAAGCCAAACTACCATCTGTTAACCTCAACTGGTTTGAAGAACTTTCAATTGTAACTTTACTATTTGCACTTGGATTATTCGTTCCAATTCCAACAGCACCAGCAAAGTAGTTTTTATCATTAGCTCCAGATTGGTATAAACCATAGGAATTTGTAACTGTAGAACTAGGATAGCCGTTTGCTTCTAAATATATATTGTATAAATTAGTAAGTGTAGTTCCTGTTGCTAAATTAGGGCCAGTGTATAAATTATAAACGTTATTAGTAACATTTGTTGGATATGTTGGATTAACAACTATACCAAATTGAGTTGTAGCAGTACTTGGGCTTGTTGCTGAAACTTGAAATCTTCTATCAGTTGTAGATCCAGTATCTCCAATACTTAAACTTTCAGCACTTGCATCCCATAGGAGTTTTGCACTTGCTCCTGTATCTTCGTAGAAGGAAATGTCTCCATTTGGATCTATCTTCAATCTTAAAGGAGAACTGTTATTATCCGAAGTATGAAACTCTAAATTAGATTGATTCGCATAATTACCTGATGAAATTATTTTTGCATGATTGATAAATTGGTTTGAAGTGGAATCACCAAAAGTTATTTCACCATATTGAAAAGAAGAACCAGCATTTGGATTGGTTGCTATAAGATGCAAGTCAACATCTGATTGTAAATATAAATCATCATTAGCAGTAATTCGTCCAGCAAATGTAGCATTTCCTGAAGAATTAATACTAAACTTATTAACTCCACCAATATATGCATTAATTCCTGCTTGACCTGCTAGACCTAAAGTTAAATTATTTCCTGCGGCTAACCTTGATGCGGTTATGTCGGCTTCATCTGATACATAAGTTTCATCTCTTATTAAAAGACCTACATTTGAATCTGTGCTACTTATATATTTAAACTCAGGAGCAGTTGTTGTTATAGCACCACTAGAGATAGTTCCTGCAAAAGTAGCATTTCCACTTCCATCAATTACTAGTCTATCCCAGTTACCTCCTGTTCTAAATGTTATTTCGTCAGAAGTATTTGCTTTAATTCCTAATACAGCAGTTGCTGCTGCATTGTCAAAAAATAATCCAACATTATTGGGAAGAATTATTTCTTTATTAAACTCCCATGAATCTGTAGTACCATTGTAAGTAATCGTTGCATTTGCAGTATCAACTGTAATACCTGCACCATTTGCTGCAGCTGCATTTGCTGCTCCACTTGCAAGAGTAATATTAAGATCATCTACTGTCATTGTAGTAGAATTGATTGTGGTTGTTGTACCATCAACTTGTAAATTTCCTGCGATAACTACTGTACCTGTATTGTCCCCTACTGCGGCGGGGTCGATTGTGAATGTTGCAGGACCCGCTAGATAACCTGTTGTTGTAATATTACCAAAGGTTGGAGTTGCAGTTGTTCCTACGTCTTGACCAATGCTAATTTGACCTGAACTAAGTGTTACACCTGTACCAGCACTAAAATGTGCTCTTGTTTCTGCAGCACTTGGCCCAGTATATGTAATTGTTCCGCTCGAATAGCCGAGACTTCCATCTCCGCCTGCATCCGTTACAGTAATTGCTCCCTGTGCTCTTGCGTTTGTAAAGTATTGATTTGTTGAGCCTTCACCAATATCATCAGTATCTAGTGTAATTGAACTTCCGAGTGATACTGCGTTTGAATTGACTGTTACACTGCTATTCGCTAGTTTCACATTTGTGACTTGTGAATCCGCTATGTGTACAGTATCAATACTTCCGCTAACAAGTTCTGCAGAATCAATAGCATTCTTTGCGATTTTTGCACTTGTAATACTATTGTCCGCAATATCAGAAGCCACAACAATACCTGCCGCCAAGTGGGTAGCATTAATTGCGTTTGCAGCAATCTGAGTTCCAGTGATTGCGTTTGCTGCGATTACTCCTGATTTAATTTGAGTTGTCATAATTTTTCCTAACTATTTGCTGTGATGTATGCTTTTCCTGTAGTTACGGCACTTGTATATGAAGTTTTATCGCTTGCATCTGCTACGACTTCTTCATAAGCGAGTATGATTTCAAGGTGGTCAACATTTCGTTGAACCATATCGTTGATTTCACTTTGCTCCATGCCTTCTACAGACCATGTTCCTGCATCTACGCCATTTATCAGAGAGACTGAATCAGTCGCTGCTGTTAAAATTTCTGTAACATTTCTTTCCATTTTTTATTCTCCTATTTTAGATTTTAGTTCTTCTACTTGTGCTGATAATTCTTGCACAGCTTTAATTAAAGGAAATACAAACATAGCTTCTGATATTTGTTGTTTACCATCAGGAAGTACATCCCATCCTTTAAAATCTTCTACACCAAACTTATCTAATGCTGCTTTAACATCTTGAGCAATCATACCATGTTGAGTATTTTCATCGCTTGGTTTTGTTTTATTAGCATCAAAACTTTCCCATTCTTCAGGGTATTCGCTTGGTGCTTTAAATTTATAAGTTACTGGTTTTAATTCGTTAATAAAATCTAAACCAAGACTTGAAGGTGCTATATCTTTTTTAGACCTTTCATCTGATGAATGTGTCCAAGTAGCGTTAGAATTATAGTCGTTGTAAATATGTGAGGTTCCGTTACCTATATGAACTCTAGTATCGGCTGTTCCCCCAAGATCAGTTCCAATGACAATTCTTCCTTGTGCACCACCGCTACCAGCTCCTGTGTTATAACCCAATAAAGTATTATAACTGCCTGTAGTTGGACTTGAGAAACCTGCATTTGTTCCTAGACAAACATTTTGTGCTCCACTGGTTATCGCATAACCTGAAAGATAACCTAGTGCAGTGTTGTTATTACCAGTTGTAAGAGCATAAAGCGTTCTTCTTCCCACGCCTACACAGCCTTGTGATGTAGTTGCATCAGTCATAGACTCGTAACCTACCGCAGTATTTAATTGTCCTGTGGTCATTGCATCTAAAGCATAAGCACCGACTGAGGTGTTATGAATGCCTGTAGTGTTTAAGTTAAGTGCATTAAGTCCAACTGCTGTATTACCACTGCCTGTTGTAGTATTTTCTAAAGTCTGATGTCCAAGTGCTGTATTATCACCACCTGATGTGCAACTTGCTAAAGCAGCATATCCAACAGCTACTGTATTGTTAGTGGTTAAAGCACCTGCTGCGCTGTAACCTATTGCAACATTAGATGAGCCTGTTGTAACTGCATCTAATGAAGATGTACCAATCGCAATATTAGCTGACCCTGTGGTTATATCTGAACCTGCTGCATATCCGACACAAGTATTATTAAGACCTGTAGTAATGCTTTGTCCTGCACTTCTACCCAATCCTGTATTTTGAGTGCCTGTAGTATTTGCATAAAGTGCGTGCCAACCTACTGCGGTGTTATTGGCTGCGGTGGTGTTAGAATATAATGCTCCTGTACCAACAGCAACATGCCTACTGTCATTTCCTGTAGCTGTTGTATTGCTATATCCTGCTTGATAGCCTATAAATGTGCTATCAAATCCAAGCGTATTGCTATACCCAGCTTGATAACCTAGAGCTACATTTCTTCCGCCTGTAGTGTTAAATCTTAAAGCCTGTAAACCTATACCTGTATTACTAGTACCACTTGTATTAAATTGCAAACACTCAGAACCTACTCCAGTATTGGCATTAGCAGTAGTAGCACTTAAAGCTCTATAACCAACAGCAGTACAATCATTACTAGATACTATAGCATCAAGAGATTCTGTACCAACCGCCACATTATTTGTACCTGTAGTGTTTGCTCCAAGTGCAGCATAACCAACTGCTGTATTGTTATCTGCTGTAGTGTTTGCTGTTAAAGCAAAAGTTCCAATAGCAGTATTTTGATTACCTGATGTATTTGCTTCTAATGCTTCACTTCCAAAAATAGCATTATTATAACCAGTTGTTGTAAACCTTCCTGCGAACATTCCAACAGCAGTATTTTTTGCACCTGTTGAAGCATTTAAAGCTGCATAACCGATAGCAGTTAAATCGTTTGATGTTGTATTAGCAGATAAAGCACTTTCACCTATTGCTATATTTGCACTTCCTGTAGTATTAGCATCTAAAGCGTAAGCACCTACTGCAACATTAGAAGAACCTGTAGTGTTTGCGTTAAGTGAATTAAAACCGACTCCAACATTGTTTCCTCCAGTTGAACTTCCTGAAACGCCTACACCTGCCGAAGCACCTACATAAGTATTAAAAGAAGCTGCTGCATATCTTCCTGCTTGTAACCCTAAAGCAGTATTATAGTTTTGTGTTGTTACGACTTGTAGTGCATCAACACCTAAAACAGTATTGTAACTACCAGTCGTTACAGCATTAGCAGAGTTCCAACCAACACTTATATTAGCAATACCTGTAGTGTTTGCTCCAAGTGCTGCATAACCTATTGCTGTATGGTATGAACCTGTTGTATTAGCATCTAAAGCTAAAGAACCTACTGCAACATTATTAGTACCTGTAGTGTTTGCAACAAGTGAATTGTTACCAATTCCTATATTATTAGAGCCTGTAGTGTTAGAATATCCTGCGGCATAACCAAAATATGAGTTATTATCTCCCGTCATTGCACCAACACCAACAGCTTGTGAGCCTACTATAGTTGAATAACTAGATGTTGCATTAACCCCTGCATTAGTACCTATGGCAACTGTATCGCCATCACTTACACTGCTTTTTAATGCTTGATAACCCACTGCTACAAGTGAAAGACCTGTAGTATTAAGTTGCAAAGCTGTAAAGCCAACCGCAGTATTTCCAGTTATACCTGTAATATTTTGATTTTGTAATGCACTTGTACCAATAGCAACTGACCTTTCACCTGTGATATCGGTTGTTAATGCGTTATATCCTAGTGCGACATTATTATTTCCTGTAGTTATTGCATCTGCTGCAAAATTACCTACTGCGACATTTTGAGTACCTGTAGTGTTTGCTACTAAAGAATTTACACCAACTGCTGTATTGTTAGATGCTGTAGTGTTTGCAAACAAAGCTCCTGAACCAACTGCTGTGTTTGCTGCTCCAGTTGTATTTGCTCCTAAAGCTACTTTACCAATAGCGGTGTTGTTATTTGCTGTAGTATTTGCATCTAGTGCCTCTGCTCCTAGAGCGGTGTTGTTTGTTCCTGTAGTGTTTGCTGTGAGTGCTGCATAACCTACTGCTGTGTTGTTGGATGCTGTAGTGTTTGCGTCAAGTGCTATGTGTCCGATAGCCACATTGTTACTACCAGTTAAATTAGCAACCATACTATTATATCCAAGAACTGTATTATAAGAACCTGTGGTATTTACAAACAAAGTTCCTCTACCAATAGAGGTGTTGGCTATTCCTTCTGTATTAGCATTTAAGGCTTTAGAGCCTATTGCAGTATTATAATTACCACTTGTTAAACTATCAAGAGCTGTATCACCTAAAGCAACATTCTCAGTACCAGTTGGATAATTACCATCAAGTTTGATAGTTCCGCCATCTATTGAGACATTACCTGCTACTGTAAGACCATCGGTTACTGCTGTACCTGTTACATCTATACCTGTTGAGGTTGTGGCTAGTTTTATTGAATTAGCGTATAGAAGCTTTACAGACCCTCCATCTACTGCTGTGATGTAGTCGTTATTATTTGCAGAATTGCGTAAGTAAAAATTTGTTGCGTTGATTACAAGCTGACCAGTTCCATTTTCGGTGATATAACTATTAGAACCATCATGATAAATCTGTAAATCTGAACCAGCACCAAAGATAGCCTTAACAGAATCACCAAAAGTAAGTGCATCTGCTGAAGCATCCCAAACCAATTGAGCTGTAGTGCCTGTGTCTTCGTAGAAGGAGATGTCTCCGTTGTTAGCAATTCGGAGTCTTTCTGTTAATGTTGTATCGGTAGATGCGTTTTTAGTCCCAAAAAGAATATGCCCCCTAGAACCACTAGCATTGTTTTCTAAAATATATCCACTAATTGCTGCCCATGTTTCCGTTGTGCCAGAACCTGATTGCCATGTTATTTCGCCACCATTTCCAATGGTACTTGAATTAGCAAATAATTCTAAACCACCTTTTTGACCAAGCGTTGTTCCAGTAGTGCTAGAAAGATTAACTATCGCATCACCATCAACAGTTAAACCATCCATTGTGGCTGTACCTGTTACATCTATACCTGTTGAGGTTGTGGCTAGTTTTTTAGCGTTGTCATAGTAAAGATTTACAGCTCCATCTGCTAAAACATCTATTCCACTTTCGCCTGTCTTTGGTCTTATTCTTATACTACCATTTGTATCTTGAATATAAAGGTCGCCTGTAGTATTTGTTAAAAAGCCATGAGTCCCACTATGATAAAGTTCTAAATCGCTATCTGCGCCAAAAATAGCCTTAACAGAATCGCCAAAACTTAAATCTGCTGTAAGCGCGGCAATCTCGCTGCTTCCAACTGCATTCTTTGCTATTTTCGCACTTGTAATTGAATTATCTGCTACATCTGAAGCTACTATAACTCCACTTGCTATTTTTGCACTTGTAATTGCATTATCCGCTATATCGCTAGTATTTACTGCGCCTGATGCGATAGATGCACTTGTTACAGAGTTTGCATTTAAAACAGAGAAGTTTGTAGAACTAAATGCGATAACTTCAATATTGTTTGTTCCAGTTGGAGGTGCGCTAGAGAAAGTAAGAGTTGTGCCACTTACAGAATATTCTGACTTCTGCTGATATACACCATCAATATAAACTTGAGTATTGTTTTCACTTTGAGGATTTTCGCTCAATGTAAATGCTACTGTAGAATTATCTCCACTAAAAGTATCAAGAACAACAGAGTTACCACTATAAATTGATCCAACTACATAAACAGTAACAGTTGTACCGTTTGCAGGAGCTGTGTCAAAAGATAGGGTTGTTCCACTGAATGTGTAAGAATCTTGATTTTGAAATACACCGTCTATAAAAGCTATGATGTAGCTTTCTCCTGCAGGCGTGGTGCTTAAAGTAAAATCGGTTGTGCTACCATTTCCTGTTGCAGTGTTTAAATAGAATGATTGAGCTGTTGCTGTTTTTGAAGAAAAACTTAAATTTCCTGAACCATCAGTAGTTAAAACTTGCCCAGTAGTTCCATCACTTACATTAAGTTCTGAAATTCCTACAGAGTTTGATGCAATTTCACTTGCTCCAATCGCATTTGCTGCAACTTCAGAAGAAGTCACAGCATTCGCTGCTATTTTGGCACTTGTTACGGCATTATTTTCTAGTGTGCCGATTGTAACTATTGATTCGCTTCCATCGTTTTTCTTGATAAAAAGTTTACCGTCATAGGTATTAATCGCTATTTCACCAAGAGCGAGTGCAGAAGTCGATGGTACTGCTCCCTGAGTCGCAGACCTTTTTAATTTAATAGTTTGTGCCATATGTATGGATTTCCTTTACTATGCGTATATACGCGGAAATTTATTATTAAGAGAATGTTCCCCCGTCTAGCACATCACCCCAAGAAGCGTTTCCACTTGAATCCATAGAAAGAATATATGTGCTAGTTGTAGCAGTTGCTGTAGGTCTTACTAATCTTGTGTAACCACCATTTGTTGCAGCTCCGATAAGTAAGTCACCTATTGCTGTTGAACTGATACCTTTAATTCTTAATGCATCACTGTTAACTTCTAATGTTATATTATCATCGTTAACATTAAGTGTATTTCCTGATTTGCTAAGAGCGTCTCCAGCGATAATTTGTCCTGCACCTGAGAATTGTACAAAAGTTAAAGCAGTTGTATCAAGTGTAATTGGATTGTTTGTTGTAAGAACAAAACCATTATCACCGTTTACAGTACCCTCTTCAACAAATACAAAGAGTCCAGAAGTAACTTCTGGACTCTTTGTATTTGTTGAAGAGGTTGCAGGGCTTGAGCCAGCAACATAGATACCATTTTCACTTCCAGTTGACTGATCTTTAACAAGAACTCTATCACCGTCTGCAAGAGTTACGCCATCAATTGTGTCGCCTACATTCAAGTCTGTAGCGATTGTAATATTGGCAGTAGTTGCTACTCTTACTGAGTCTTTAATATCAAGTGCTTGTTTTACTGCATCAACGTATGCTTTTGTAGCTGCGTCTTGTGCTTGTGTTGGGTCAGTAACATTTGAAATTCTTGAGTTATTTACGTCTACAACACCAGAGCCATTTGGATTTAAAGAAATATTACCATTTGTATCTGTGCTAGAAATTTCATTACCATTTAGATTTAAATTATCTACTGCTAAAGAAGTTAACCCTGCTAAATCAGTTGTAGTTGCTCCCGGATTTAAAGAAGAAGAACCAAGTGTAATTGCATTTACTGCAACAGCACCACTTGTTACAGTAAAGTCTGTAGCATCAAATGAAGCCACACCCTTGTTGCTTGAAGTTGCATCTTCTCCCGCGATTGTTACAGTTGTACCAGAAGCGGTAGTATTTATACCCTCTCCACCAGTAAAGGTAAATCCTTCACCGATTGTTGCAGCAGCTGTTGAAGCATCTTCTGCAGTAATTGTAATATCATTTGCTGCAACTGCTCCACTTGTTACTGTGAAATGTGTAGAGTTAAAAGATGCAATACCTTTATTTGAAGAGGTAGCATCTTCTCCAGTGATTGTTACTGTATTATCTGTTACAGCAGTATCAATACCTTCTCCGCCTGTAAATGTGAAAGTATCGCTAATTAAAGAAACAGTATCTGTTCCAGTATCACCTGCTATACCAAGAGTTGTTGAAATTGTTGTAAAAGAGACAACTCCTGAACCGTTTGTTATAAGAGCTTGTCCACTTGTGCCATCAGCTGTAGGAAGTGTATATCCTGCTGTACCATCAAGTCCTACTGTAATTTGTTTGTCAAATACTACTTTTTCTGTGCCATTTGTAGTATTAAAACTTAAGTATTTATTTGCACCTTCTGTAATTACTAAAGAAGTTGATGAATTATCTATAATTCCAAATTCTGTTGCTTGTGAAGATAGATCAATAGTACCACCAGTTATATCTAAATCCAAATTTGCAGCAGCAATAATATCTACATCGCCTGATGCAGAAGTAATTGAGTTTGCTCCGATTGTTAAGTTTGCTGTTTTAAGTTGGTCAATTTTGCTATTAGAGTCAACTACTATTGCAGAACTTGCTGTAAGTGTACCTGCAGTGTGGTCAAGCATATTGACATACAGTTCACCACCGATTACATCATTATTTGACCCATCACCGATAAAAAGTTTAGATGAATTAAATGAATAAGCTAATTCTCCTACACTTAACGCACTCGAGGGGGTAGCGGCGGTGGTACTTCTTTTAATTTTAATTGTTTGTGCCATTCTATTTTCCTAAAACAATCCTCCGTCGAGATTGTCCATTGTATCTGTTGCGGCTGCAAGAGGTACGAATTGAAATACATTCGAAGAAGTTTCTCTGTACACTTTTAACTGATCATCATCAGTATCGTACCAAAGATCTCCTTCGGATAAAGTTGAGCCAGAAGGTTCACTGGCTGATCTAAAAAACTGGTCTGCTAATTGTTCAAGTGCTCCTTGAATATTTGTTGCAGAGATTGTGTTGTAAGGTGTTACTCCTACAGAAGCTGCATTTGTTGCAGAGGGAGGTACTGCGCTTATTGAAACAGAAGTTACATCTTCTGTGACAGTAATTGGATAGATGGTCTGACTTGTGGTAACACTTGTAACGTCTTGTGTTACGGTAACTGTTACATCACTCATACAAAATTATCCCCGTCTAACGTATCCATGTCTCCTGTAGCTGAAGCTATTGCTACCCATTCAAAATTATCTGCGGAAGTTTCCCTATATACATACAAATTATCTGTTGTAGTATTATACCATAAATCGCCTTCTTCAATATTACTTCCAGTTGGTTGAGAAGACTGTACAAAATGTTGGTCTGCTAATTGTTCGAGTGCAGTCTGTGCGTTAGTAGCAGTAATTGTATTATATGGAGTAACTGCTATATCTACTGCAGAAAACTTTGCGAAAAAATATTCAACTCCAACATCTGTAGTATTTGTTTGTACACGATTTACAGTTATTGCATCTCCTGCAGTTGCAGTAACTGTAGTAGTGTATGGAGCTATAGTAACTACAGTTGTAGCTAAACGGCTCATCGTGTTACTTCGCCTTTGACCGTCGCTGTGCCTTGTAGTAATCTTTGAACAGTGCTATCAGTATAAAGTTCTATATCATATTGATAAGTGCCCGCTGATATATCATCTGTTGTAGTGTAGGGTAAGCTAACAGTGCATATTCCACTGGAAGCGTTCGTTACGGTTCCTGTGAAACTTGCTGTAAGAGTGCTAGAGTCTATTGTAGGGCGTATTTGTCCCCTGACGCTGAAGCCAGTTAGATTTTTTGCGGACCCTCCTTCTTGAATAGTTAATTGCAAAGAAAAATCTGATCCCTGATCAATGGTTATGTTATATGTGCCTGCACTCATGCTTTTTTCTTATACCTCCAATGTCTTAATTATACCAAAAAAATTCACCTGATGTCAAGCATTAAATTTTGAATGTCAATCATTAGACGCTTTCTTCCTCATAAGTTATGATTGCATCTATTGAGGCTTCGGTATTGCTTAAAATTGTTATGTAATCATTTGCGCTCATAGACAAAGTATTAGAATTACTTATACTAATATGATTTTGTCCTGAACTTAAATGTCCATTTTTAATAAAATAGACGGTTGTATTATCAGTAGCATTATAATAAGAAATATGAAAAGTGACTTCACTTTCTAATATATTTGCTACACTTACTCTTGATACCGTTGCAGTTTTTGCAGCGGGGCAAGTATAAATTGTTGTTTCTGTTGTTCCTATTTCGGAAAAAACTGCTGTTGTCATTATTATGCTCCTTGTAAATCAAAAATGAGAAATGCATATGCAATGCTTTCTCCGCCTTGGTATTCTCTGCTACTTTCAAATCCATTTACTGTACTAATATATATTTGTCCTATAAAATTATTCGTTATTGTTAAAGTTGTTGAGTTTACAGAATAACTTACGCCTCCTCTTACTAATCCTTGCTGATTATAAGTATTTCCAAATACGGCAAAATTTCTATTTGCTTCTGCATTAAAATCTAATGAAGCAGCATACATTTTAGTTGCTACCCCGCTACTTAAATCGCTTTGAAAACACCATTGAACTATAACAAAGGGTACAAATCCTAAATTATGAGTAATTGTTGCATAGGTATCAGAGGTATTTAAATTAGTTGCAGTACTTAAATTATTTCCTGGCACTCCAAGCAATCCTTGCCCATGATATTTTAAATTTAAAGAACCTATTCCAACTCGTGAATCAAACATTAAGTTTGTTGCAGTTGCTAAATTATTACTTCCATCTACGACATCACTTCCTGATTTTGTAACATATAACCCATAATCTGCATTTGCTGCTTTTCCTAATAATATTCTTTTCGCCATTATATATGTCCTCGTATTACTGCGTAAGTTAAACTTGTTGAACTTGGTGGTTGTGGATTTTGATTTTCTGAGGTAAAACTTGTATTTGTGTATATACTATAATAAGTAGGATAATAATTTGGTACAAGAAATGTTGCCTGTGTTGCGGTTATATTTGATACTTGTACAAAATCATCTCCAAAAACTATGATTGCGGGATTCGGTATAGATTGACTAGAAAAAGTTCTAGTTTGTGAAGTTCCTCTTGTTAATGTTATAGTCTCTTTAAATATGACTTGACTATATCCTTTTGCACGGCTATCAAAAATAAGTTGATCTGCATTTGCACCTACAACATTTACACCAGGTTTTGAAATAATTAATCCATAATCACTTGAATCTATTTTGCCTAATAATATTCTATTGCTCATTTTGCTAAATACCCTCCTACAAAGAAATTAGTATCTGTAACTAAACTGCATCCTTCTAGTAAATCATTTGTATTGTCTATTTGTGTTATCATTTCTAATTTATTATGATCTGTAAAAAGAAAACTACCGAGAGTTAATTCTTCTGCTTTTGTCCAGCTCCATGTTCCATCTTTTCGATTATAAAATTCTACATCTCCTTCTACTTTTAAACCATTCACAGTATAGTAAAAACTTGTTACTAAATTTGTATTTATTGTATCTACTAAATCTGTTGCTTGGTTCATATTTTCTGTATCAAAAGTATGTAGTTCGTCTTCAAATTCTAAATTCGATATAAGGCACCTCATTTTGTAAGGTTTAGAAATGTAAGCATTTTTATCAATAATTTTCATTAATTAACTCCTTTAAGTCAAGTCTTATATCTTTATAGAATCCGTGTTTTAATCTTTTCTTAAATTTTTCATAACTTCCACTTTTTCTTTTTCTTTTGTATTTATACAGATTATAGGGAAGTTCTTCTATATCTGCTACTGTTGTAAAATCAAATTTATTATTTGTGTTTTCTTTTATAAAGTGCATATCTTTATAAAATCTTATTTGTTCGTAAGGTTGCCAATTTTTTGAGTCGTATGGTTTATTTACATGAAATATATCTATCTTTAAACCATATTTGTACCCGAGTTTTGTTCCTTCTGTAAGTAGTAAATTAAGGTATTGATAATCTTTTATTTCTCCTTCGAGCATTATATCAATATCCCAAGTGTCTAACTCACAATCTCCATAAAATTTTTCAGCACAGCAACCAAAAAATGTAACTTTGTAATCTACTTGGTAGTTCTCTAACCACTCTTTTGCCCATTGTAAAAATACTTCTTTTGTTGGGCGATTCCATTGTTGAGTTGTTATAAGATTTCCTAGCCTATAATAAAACATTATGTTGTTGTATTTTGTGATTCTGTAGCTACACTAAAAGTGTCTGATACTCCTCCTACTGTAATTTGTGCGGTATAAGTTGTATCATAAGTTGTTAACCCACTTACTCGTGCTGTTATAGTATCCCCATTTTGTACTGATTTTGTGGATTGTGAATAACTTCCTGAATTTACTCTAAAATCTGCTAAACTTGACCCCGAAAAAGTAGCATTTGTACTAAACCCAGGAGTCATACCAGATAGTGTAATTGTAGAAGTATAAGTAACCTGAATCTCGGCATTTGTAACATCTGTAAAAGTAAATTGGTCTGGAACTAAATCAGCTGGGGTAGCTACATACATTGTACTAGAGACTCCTCCAATGGTTACTGCTCCTGATCTTGTAACTCCAGCGGAAGAAGCTGCTGTTATTCTTACTGTTACAGTGTCATTATTATTTACTGTTTGACTTGATGTTGTATAACTTCCACTATTTATTCTATAATCTGCACCTGTTGTTCCACTAAAAGTCAGAGTTGTTCCTATATTTATTCCTGTTATAGTTACTGTACTTGTATAGGTTTGACCTTGTGTTGCCGCAAAATTACTTGTAAAACTAAAAGCGTCAGGAGTTGTATCTGCAGCAGGACCGTCTTGTGATACTGTAAATGTTCCTGTATATTGATAGCCAAATTGAGTAGATACAGTATAACTTACTGTAGCACTTCTTGAGCCCCCAACAGTCGAAAAAGAACTTGCTGTTAAAGAATAAGCTCCACTACTTGTATTAGTTATACTACTTGTAAGCCACCCACCAGAATTATTACTTACTGAATAAGAAACTGTCCCCCAATAACTACTATAAGTGTCAAAGTTTCCAGAAGATTTCTGTGTAGTAATTGTATAATTATTTGTTCCTCCACTAGAATTATAATTTACGGTTGAAAATGCGCCAAGAGTTACTGTTGGAGGTACAAATTTTGCTGTACTTGCTGAAGAACTTATATGATTATCTGTCGATACACAACGAGCATAATAAGTTACAGTACTTCCTCTTGCCTGTGTAAAATCTTGTCCGTTTGAATACCAGTTTGAATTATCGGGGGAAACTTGTATTGTACCAGACCCTCCACTTGAAGTTACATCTACATTTACGCTTCCACTTGGATTGTTTGTTTGTGTTACTGTAGGAGCGTTTGGAGTACTCGCTAGTACTTGGGCTCTTGTAGTAAGTGCCCAAGAATCAGTAACTCCTCCAACATTTACTGTTGTTGATACTGATGTACTATAAGAAGAACTGGAATACATTCTTAGTTGTAAACTTTGATTATTTGTAATTGTTCCTGTGGTTGACCAAGCTCCTCCAGCAATACTAAATTGTGCTGAGTTTCCACTAATTGAAACAGAAGCTCCTGTATTTAAGCCAGTAATTGTTTCAACATTTGATGTATATAAAGTACTTAATTCTTTTCCTGTTTGATTTGTAAAGTCAAAAGCGTCTGGAGTTGTATCTGCAGCTAGAGTTGTTACTGAATAAGTGTCGCTCTCTGTTCCTATTGTAAGAGTACAGTTTGTAGTTGTACTAAAACTTCCACTTGAAGTTTGTTGAACAGAAAAAGTATCTCCATTTACTGCTGTTCCATTTGAAGAAGTATAGCCTCCACTATTTTTACTATATGTACCACCAGAAACTGATACTGTTGCAGAATCTCCATAATCTAACCCTGCAACAGTTATAGTGTTAGAAGTATAAGTTGTG